CGTTTACAGGACGAGAAATCCTTGATTTTCAACCCTTTTCACAACACAAAACGGGCTTATCTGTCCACTCTGCTGCGTTTGGAAATGTAGCATGGACATCTGACGATTTCAGCCCTGAAACTTTGCTTGCAGGAATGGATGCAGCGTCGGCATAAGTTATTGTATTTGCGCCGCCCGTCTGTATCGAGATAGAAGCTCCATTCTAACTTCCACTTCTGACTCTTGCTCACAGGTCTATCTCTCCTTTATGCTTTTGTTTAGGAGGGCATTCCTTTGGAGGATGATCTGCTTTTGCGGACTTGAGCCGATCCATGATAGAGGACTTCTCGCTTCGCTCCGGGACTTTATCTTCCTTCGGACCGTTGTTGATGATCCCGTCAATCATGCCATAGTCATCCTCCATTGCCATCTCAGCCGACTTGAGATAGTTTTCCTTTTCAAGTGCCGCCATCCAGCTTTCCTTGCTGATGCCGAGCATCCCGCCCTTTGCGGCGTGGTCGGCAATTTCCTTAGCATCCACACATAAGCCTTCGGTGTTATCCGAATAGAGACGGTAAACCTCGCAGCCCTTTTCGAGTGCCTTTTCAGCCGCTTCCTGACCGGCAGGAAGGACACCAGCCCATGCGTAGCCGTAATTCTTCATGTCCTGCACGGAAAGCGCAGGATCGGGCATTTCCGGCACTTCCATGACTTCGAGCTTGAGAAGACGCAGCGTGTCATCATCAAAGCCGTTGTAGACCTGATCGAGAACCAGCTTGCCGCGCTCATCGACAATGATACAGGCAGCATCGTCTCCATAGGTATTATGCTCCATGAGGAAGAAGCTGTGACCGTCCACCTCTTTGTGGTCAATGGTGTGCCAAGTACCGATATGACCGGCAACTGCCAGACCGGAGGTGTCCATATTCATCTCAAAATCTTTCTGTTCCACGGCTTCCTGCTTGTGCTGTTCCTCACTGATCATGGGGATCGCCACGATTTTATCCCCCAGCTTCGCAAACATCTCCGGCTGTTTGAAGAACTCCGCATACTTGAGTGCAAGATCGCCGGAGAGAGAACCAAAACTGTCTTCCGTCAACCCCACAACCATAAATGTCCCGGCAACAATGTCATAGATGTCTCCGTCTTCATCCCGAAGGGCGCGGTTGAGGGGCAGACCTTCGAGCTTGGCTTCCTCGTTGCAGACAATGGCAACCGGGTCATCAAAGGGGTAAACGGCTTCGATACAACCGCCCACCATACTTTGCAGAGACTTGAGATCGGAGCCGACATCGGCAATGCGCGGAGCTTTTTCCGGTTCAACCACCACAACGGTTATTCTGCTGTCCTGCTCCTGAGACTCAGCAGAGCCGCTGATCCGGTATTCGTCAGGAATGTCATCCAGAGAACCGTCGAACTGTCTGCCCCAGCTATCACCGGTGCATCGGACATAACCGGCATCGGTAAAGCGCCCCTGCTCATCCATTGCAATGTCTCGCCCATAGCGTTCATAGTCGATGTAGTCTGCCAACGGTCCGAGATCCTTTTCGGAGTAAATACCAATTTCGTGAGCGTAGTAATAGCCAAGATCGGACTCGTCACTGATACCGGGCATAACATCATAGCAATCCAGATTGAAAGTCAGATTGATGAGGTCATCAATGTCGCTGACTTCATCGCATCCGGCTTCCATAACGGCAACGAGCTTTTCCTGATCGCTCAGGGAAAGCTCGTCAATCAAGGCGGCAAGGTAGTTGAGCTTATCAAGGCTTTCGTACTCGCCAAGCATTTTCTGAACGCCATAGATCGGGCATTCATAGTCGGTGATAAACCATTCCTCATAGGGCTGACCGAACTCGTCCTTAGAGCCGATCCCGATGCGTTCAAAAACCTTCTGCATTTCTTCCTCGGTGGTGGGGAACTTCACCCATTCACCGACCAGCTCACCCTCGTTATATTTTCCGAGATTGGTGACAAAGGCTTCAAAATCTCCATCCAATACGGGCATAGGCATCCTCCTTTCAGTCATCCATCATGCTGTCCGGCATGATATAGAGTTCGTCAAACTCGGCGTCAGTCATCGCTTCGAGCTTCCGAACAGTCTTATACATCAGCTCTGCAATCTCTCCGTCCATATCGTTCAAGGTAACGCTTTTCATGTCAGCGATCAGCCGCTTGCGGCTGGAGGTGTTAAAGCAGCACATCAGGTTGGTTTCTTCTACGGTAAAGTTCTTCATATCAGAGTTCCATATCCTTTCCTTTTAGTTTCTGCGGTTTCTGCGGCTGGGACGGCTGCGCTTTCTGTGCCGTTTTCAGCTTTTTGCGGATGGATTCACGGGCAGCAGGCTTTTTCGGAACGGTGTCATAAATTGCAATTCCGGCATCCTCTACAAAGCTACGGACATAGGCAATGTCTTCACTGAATTTGAAGGGTTTGTCCGGCTTCGTGATGTCGGTCAGCTTGACCTCATTTGCGGTTTAATCAACTGCGTCGATCCGGCACTTCATTCTGTCCATCATGAGTGTTGCACCAACGGGAATGTAATCTGCGCCCTTGAGGTCTTTGAAGGTATCGCCGTCCTTTGAGAGAAGGACATCTGCGCCGGACTGCCAGAGCTTTTTGGACGCAGCAACCCAAGCGCTTTCACGAAAGCCCGTGACCGGCATAGCGGACTTGCCGCGCACCTTCTTCTCCAGAACCTTTGTGCCGAGAAGAGGCGCGGCTTTTTCCGCATCCTTGCCGTACAGTTCAAAATAGCCGTTCTGAGCAAAGCAGACCAGCGCTTCGGGATGTGCCTGTTTGACGGATTCATATTTGCGGAGTTCTGCAACGGGCAGAGGGGCAAGCACCTCCGTCCTCTCAGCCTCCGGCAGTCTGTCACGGCGGCTTTTCTGCTTGGTCAACACTTCCGCCAGAGCATCCGCATCCTTCGGGAGCGTCTGGTGAGTTTTGACGCTGCCATGCTCACCGACCAGAGCCATTGCTGCATCGAAGCTGTTGCGGCAGGGAGCGTCCAGCATATAGTCGTCCGCAAAAGTAAGACGGTCATGATCCGGTGCAACAGAGTTCTGCGCCACATTCGCCGCCTGTTCGCGGTAATTGACCTCGAACACATCTCCGTACACCTTGCCTTTGCGCACTTCCTTCGGTACGATGACACAGGCAATGCACTCGTCGTGGGTCTGCTCTGCATAGAACCGATAGGTGTTGTGATCCCTTGTTCCCTGAATGAAGACCTGATTCTCTCTGAGACAGTGCGTCCCATGCGGGCGGCAGAACCACATCAGCACCTTATCCTCTGGTTCCTTGCTTTCCGCTGCGCAGCGGATGATGCGCTTGTCGATGTCAAAGTCCTCCTTGTAACTGTCTACATGGGAGTCCACCAGCTTTTGCAGCTCCGCGATAATATCCACATTCGTATGTTTCTTCTTCATAGGCATCACTCCAATCCAATGTCGTGAGATTTCTGCTTCGCAGGAGCTTTCTTCTCCGGCTGGGACTTGGCAGCAGCCTTGAGCTGATCTCGAATGGACGGCTTTTCCTGCTTCGTTTCCTGAGCTTTCTCGCGTCCGATGTATTCCAGCGTCGGCATCAGCTCCCGATAGCAGCCCTGTGTCTTTCTTGCGGCGTGACGGCGATGGACTTTGAACATCGGCTCACCGTTGCGGGTGACGGTGCTGCCCTCGATTTTCACCTTGTACTGCGCCATCGTGCGGAATGACTGCTCGGACGAGCGGTAGGTTGACCTCATGCCGTCGTTATGGTAGGCGATCTGCCCCTTGAGCGTGTCCATGACGGCATCCTTGATCTTCTTTTCCTCCGGCGTCAGGCGGTGGGGCTTGGGAGCATCTGCTTTCTCTGGCAAAGGCGCAAAGGGAGACTTGACCTCCATGGTTTTTACCTCAATAGAGGTAATCTCATCGTTTTCCCACGCAACGACTTCCGGATCTCTTTCCTCTGCCTTTTCGGAAGCGACATCCTTTTGCGGTTCAGTCTGATTCCGGAACGCATCGACGAAAAGCGCAGTCAGACCGGGATTGCATTTGTCCACAAGAAAGCGTGAGGCATTCTCCGAACAGACTTCAACATTCTTCGCCCATTCCTTGAGAGGCTGCGGAATCCGTCCGTCAAAATCCTTCTGCTGAATGGTATTTGCGAGAACATATCGGATGCGCTCCGGCGAGAATTGCTCAAGAACACTTTTGACGGCAGCATCCGCATCCAGCCGATTCTCAGCGTAATTGCCGCTGATTGCAGCTTCAATCGCGCTGCGGCATTCCTCATTTGCTGCAAGAGAGGCGTGATATGCTTCCAGCTCACCGGCTTCGTAGGCGTAATTTGCCGTCTCTCGGTAAATGGGGACTTCCTGCATCGGCTCTGCGGGCGCTTCGGCATCTTTCTCTGTGGACTGTGCTTTCTCTGCCAGCAGCACCTTGAGCTTGGCGTCAATGCCCTCGATCATCTCAGCCGCCGTCTTGCGGATGGTGTCCAGAGAGCTTTTCAACTCCTTAGTTTCCTTGCCAGATGACCAACCAGCGATGTACCCGAAAGAGTAGTCCGAGGTTTCAATGCCGTACCGCTGGCAGACGGTGTAGGCTACGCTTTCTGCCTCAACCTCTTTGGTATGCCGATCCTTCTTATCTTCGGGAGCGGCTTTCTCGTCCGGCTTGAAGGCATGGAGCTTGGCATGAGCGATCTCGTGAATGGCGGTCTTGACCGTCTGGATTTCGCTCATGCCCTCCTGAATGGCAATGCGACTTTCAACCGGAGAGAAGAATCCCTTCGCGCCGCCCGGAATATCCTCAAAGGAAATGGGGACGGGAGACTCTTGCTTGAGTGCATCGAAGAACGCCTCGTAGTTTTCGACGGTGCCTTTCAGCTCATCAACGATAATGTCTGGAAGCTCTTTGCCGTCCGTCTGAGAAACATCAAAGACGCTCACCACCTTGAAGGCGGGACGCAGAACCTCGACCGTCTCCGTGACAGCCTTCCCATCTGCGCCGATCATCGGTTTTTGCGTCACGGGGTCAATCTTCTCACGCTCTTCCTGCGTCTTGTACGGCGCGGGAGCAAGAATCTTGATACCCTTTTCGCCCTTCATGACCTGACGGTCAAAGTTACGCTGCCACGAGGTATAACCGGCGACATAGGTTGCCTCCGGCTTCTGCATGGCAATGAGCAGCGTGTTGTTGAAGGAATAGTTGTAGAACTTGGACATCGTGCGGAGGTATTCCTTGAAACGCTCCGATTCAAACAATTCCTTGATACCCTGTTCCAGCTTGTCCGTAATCTCGCGTACTTGCTGGGCATTTTTGTTTTCAGCCATTTACGACCTCCTTATCCTTGATTTTGGTTAGAAAAAAGCCCCGGCTGAGGATTGCTCATCAAACGAGCCTTGATCTCAGACGGGGTTTCTTTTCGCGTCAACCGACGATGGAAAACATTTTCTTCATGCTCCCATTCAATAATCCGGTCAAACATTTTCGGGTGATGAGTAATCATGTGGCGCAGCTCGGCATCGCTGGCATTGGGGCAGAACCAGCATCCGTTTCTCCGGCAGTGACCATAAATCGGAGAAAGCAGACCATGCTCATCACAAAGTTTTCGCGCGTCAGCCTCGGTGTACCCATACTTGGCGAGAAGACTAACTTTGTTTGTACCGTCCAGCCGCGCAAGGCGTTTCGGCTCATCGGTGGCAATTCCAATATAGCTGACGGCATCAGGAGACAGAGACTTGTTGTACTTCCTCATGGGATTGGTTTTACACTCTCGGTTCGCAGCGCACATTCCAGCCCACGCAAAGCCTCGCTTTTCTCCCTCATGAGGTCCACGGACGATAATGTGATGAAAGATGTCATCATAGGTTTTCGGACCGTGAAGGATCGTGAATTTAACACCAAGTTCCTTTTCGCAGAACGGCTTGAGCCTGTCATAGATGAAGTCTCGATGTTCCGGGACTTCTCCGGTAGTGTTCTGGTCGAACATCACCTCGCTGAACACAACTTCATCCAGCGGATCACCATGCTGTGCAGCCAGTAGGATTGTTGCTACGCTGTCTTTGCCGCCACTGCAAGCGGCAATGTGCATCGGACGGCTCATCGGTCAAACTCCATCTTGAAGCTGACATACTTGCCGCCGGTATCATCCAGCCGGATGACAGCATCGTAGAGCTGCGGCTTTTTAGGCGTATAGAGTCCGGTCACTCTGCACCATCCCTTATCCAGTAGCTCTTTTGCAATCTTCTTTGTCAGCTTCTTTTTCTTGGAAGAGAAGAACTTGTTGTCTTCCCACAGACAGAAAGAACACGACTTGCTGGAACAATAGTAGTTGCCTTTGCCGACATAGACCGGAGATCCGCAGCGGGGACACTTGCCGATAACCTCTTTACCGCTTTCAAAACGGTTTGCCTCTGCGTCCGAGAGGAAAGGATAGGCTTTGATAAGAGATGTGGTCATATCCACGATTCCGGCAAGGAATTTATCTGCGTCTGCCTTGCCGCGCTCAATCTGCATCAGCGTATTTTCCCATTCGGCGGTCATGGTAGGCGATGTGATCTGCTCCGGCAGGACAGCCACGAGATTGATACCATCCTTTGTCGGCACGAGAGACTTTCCTTTACGCTCGGCAAAACCGGAACGGACCAGCTTTTCAATGATCCCGGCGCGGGTGGCAGGAGTGCCAAGCCCTTTCTTTTCGGTGTCATCCTCAAAGTCTTCGTTTCCGGCAGTCTCCATAGCCGACAGGAGAGTATCTTCTGTAAAGGCTTTGGGAGGGCTTGTGAAGTGTTCCGTCACGCTGGCAGATACAGAATGGATTATGTCGTTTTCTTTGAAGCTGGGAATGGCTTTCTCATCATCAGCCGCTTCCTTGTCTTTGAGGGAGTTCTTGAAACGCTGCTCAATGGCTTTCCAGCCGTCCTGGACAACCGTCTTGCCCTTGGCTTTGAACGCATACCCCTCACAGGAGAGCGTCACGGATGTTTCGTCATAGATGTGCTTTTCTCCGGTGGCGCACAGAAGCCGCATAGAAACAAGGCGAATGACCTTCTGCTCAGATTCCGGCAGCTCGGAGATGTTCTGCTTTTCAAGCTGGACGGTGGGAATAATGGCATGGTGGTCAGTAACCTTAGCGTTATTGGTGATCCGCTTGATGTCAGGCGTATGCGTCAAGCCGCTAAAAATCGACACTTTCCGACAGACCATCTCAATCACCTGACGGGCAGTAGCCTCCATGTCATCGGTGATGAACTGACTGTCCGTGCGCGGATAGGTCAGGAGCTTCTTTTCGTAGAGCGTCTGGACGAGATCGAGCGTCTGCTGGGCAGTGAAGCCGTAATAGCGGTTTGCCTCGCGCTGCAAGGTGGTCAGGTCGTAGAGCCTCGGAGGATTGACCGTCTTAGTCTCCTTTTTGGGAGAAGAAACGACGGCTTGCTTTTTATCGCAAGCCGCCGCAATCGCATTCGCTTCATCTTCGGTTTTGATCTTCTCCATATCAGCCGTCAGACCGTCGGCATGAATATGGGCATTGTAGTATTTCTCTTTCTTGAAGGTGCTGATCTTACCGTCACGCTCAACCAGCATGGCAAGCGTCGGTGTCTGCACTCGACCAACTACCAGCTTCTTGTTGTAGAGAGTGGTAAACAGCCGTGTGCCGTTTATGCCGACAATCCAGTCAGCCTTGGAACGGCTCAGAGCCGCTTCATATAGACGGTCATATTCTTTGCTGTCTTTCAGGTGATTGAAGCCCTCTCGGATGGCAGCGTCCTCAAGAGAGCTGATCCACAGCCGCTTGAACGGCTTTGTGCATCCGGCTTTGTTGTAGACAAGCCGAAAAATCAGCTCGCCCTCGCGTCCGGCATCCGCCGCACAGACAAGCTCGGTGACGCGCTTGTCTGTCATAAGATCACGCAGGATTCTGAACTGTTGCGCCTTGTCCTTTGGGACCTCAAAACACCACTGCTCCGGGACAATGGGCAGATCGTCATATCTCCACTTGGCATAGCGTTCATCGTAGGAGCTTGCATCCGCAAGCCCCACCAGATGACCGACGCACCATGAGACAATGTAGTTGTTTCCTTCCGTGTAGCCGTCCTTACGGGATGTTGCTCCCAACACCTTTCCAATAGACTGAGCTACACTCGGCTTTTCAGCGATCACTAAAATCAATCGTCTCCCTCCGTTTCCTCATCATCGGCAATTTCAGGCTCTCTGTCTTCGTTGATATAAGGCTCTTCCTCATAACCCTCATCATCAAAGAAGTCCATATCATCATCCTTCTGCTTTTTGCCCTTGATGAACTTGAAGTAGTAATAAGCCGCACCGCCGATACCGGCAATGGCAACAATGGCAATGATCATGCCCATATTGGAAGACTGCTTCGGCTCTTCTGTGACGGGAGGCTCATCTTCCGTAGGCGTTTCAGGGACAGGCTCGGTGCCGGTACATTCACTCATGTTGGTCTTGCAGACAGGGCAATCGGTATTCACATCACCGACTACGCAATTGTCATCGCAAATACAGGTTTTCAGCTCGTTCGCATCCTCATCATCCAGAAGGGCGAAGAGGTCACGGTCATCCACGACATTCAGGAAATAGGTTTTATACTGTTCCTCTTCCTCATTGATGGGCGCATCGTAGTCAATGACAATGTAGAAAGTGTTGCCGTTTTTGGTTTGGACGGTAATGAACTGCTTGTTCGTTGCCTTATCATAGAGCAGATCACGGGTGTAGGCGTTGCCCTCATCGTCGATAGGCTCTCCGTCAGAAGGCTTCTCGATGGAAGCGGTAGGCTCAGGCTGAGGCGTTTCCTCCGGCTGTGTTGCCTCGGTAACAGGCAAGTTCTGGTCGGTGTCATCCGCGTAGGCAAATGCCGTCATAGAAAAGCTGCCCACCAGCAAAATGCAGACGGTCAGCATAGTGATCAGGCGAAATCCTCTTTTCTTACTCATCAGCAGATACCTCCGTAGTGTCTTCGTTCTTGGTGGACTTACCGTCCTTCATGGTGGAAAGGAAAGCCATGATCTGATCCTTGTCCATGACCATTGCACGGACAGTGTTCACGATCTCAAGGTTTTCCAGCTCCGTCTTCTTGTCATACAGCTCTTTAAGCTGCTCCTGAAGGTCCTCAACCTTCTTTTCAGTCTTTGCGATGTCCGCACAGACCTTCTGATACTTGGGATTCATAGAAAAATCTCCTTTCGTTTAATAGTTGGGTCTTCCAAAGGCATAGAAATGAGACTGCCAATAAGAAGAGTTGATGGATGTGTACTGGATGGGATCGCCGCAGTGCAGCATGACTCCATCACCCACATAAATGCCGACATGAGAAACGCCCGGTGTGTCATAGGTTCCCTGAAAGAAGATGAGATCACCCGGCTGCGCATTCGCCTTTGAAACCGGTGTGCAGACATTGTAAAGCCCTTGCGCACCGAGCCGTCCGGTATTGACAAGTCCGCTGTTTGTCAGCACATAGGAGACAAAACCGGAGCAGTCAAAGGATGTGTCGGGATTGGAGCCGCCCCAGACATAGGGATAATTCAGATATTTCTCAGCCTCTTCGATAAGTGTTGCAAACTTGGCATCGGAGAGATATGCCGGATTGACGGTGTACTCATCCGGCGGATTTGTGATGTACTTGCCCACATAATCGGAATTGGGAAACAGATCCTCTCGGTTGCCAAGTCCCGACATATAGGTTGCGTACATGGAAAGCTCATCCTGAGACATGATGTAGACCGGAACATGGGAAAGATTGAAGTTTTCCAGCGTCACATAGCAGATATAGTAGTCATAAGGAACACGGTAGGTTTCCGTATGGGTATTGCCGTCTGCATCCGTCCATGTGTCGGTTTCTGTCCGGTATCGGGTTTCGACGATGACCTCTTCGGTAAGGATATACTGTTTATCGAACAGCATTTGAAGTGTCCCCTGTACCTCGTCCAGCGTGAACTCGCCCTCGTGAAGAGCAGAGAGGATGGAGATCAGAACATAGGGATCATGCTCGATGTCATCCAGATCGAAGTGATACTCGTCATAGTCGTGAGTGCTTTCGTAGGTGTCGAGCTTGCGCTGCAACTCTGCCTCCATGCGGCAATACTGTTCCTCCGCACCCAACATCGCATCATCCTCACTGAGATAGGACGAAGCAATCACGGATGAAGTAGTAGAACTGAACATCGCTGTGCATGAGCTGACACCGGCAGCAAGCAGTACAAGGATCATCACGCCTAAACCGATCCAGACAAAGACCTTCTTGTTTTCTGTGAAGAACTCCTTGATCTTATCCGCTGCTTTCTCCGAAAACTTCTTGCCGGTGTTCTTGGTGGCAGCATTGGAGGCGGTCTGAGAACCGGCTTTTCGAGCCGCAGCATATTCCTTCTTGATGTTCTGCTTCTGATAATGCTTGTTCATGTTGCGCTGATTTTTCATCTCAGGATGTTCCTGCTGGGTTTTCTCATAGTGTAGCTTTGCGTCGGCAACCTGAGCCTTGTGTTCCAGTTTGGACACCTTCTCGTAAGGCTTATTAGCGCTTTTCTGCTGATGATGGCTGTAATGCCTTATTGCCGCTTCTGCCACAATTTCGGAACGGTGCGCCGCCTCAACCGCTGAGTTTTCCTGCTCAACCTCATGGATTTTGCCGTGAATGCCGGAGGCAAGCGTATCACCGACCTTGCGGACGGTTTTATCCGTCTCAAACTTCAACTTGCTTTGTCCCTTGGGCTTTTTCAGTTCATCTTCAAAGGACAAACGGGTTGTGGCTTTGCCTTTTTCCTCATCGAAGACACGCTCTTTTTTGAGAACTTTATGCGTAGGCAGCTTCTCACGGGCGGCATCCAAACGCTCGTGTGCCTTTTCTGCTTTGCGCTCCAATTTCTGAACTCTTGGAGAAGACGGCTCTGCATCCGTCTTTGGGGCATTTGTAGCGGTTTCAGCCGCTTTGGACAGCACATCATCGGCATCTGCATTTTGAACTGCCGCCGTTTTCCTGAGCTTGTGGGTGACAACCGTTTCGGCAATTACCGCACCGGTATGGGAAGTGCTGCTGTGCGGCTCTGAAAAAGGCGGCTTTAGCGGTGTTTCTGACACTGGCATAGTTTCGTGTGCGTTCTGGGGTGGATTTTCTGGCTTTTTCTCTTCTGAGACAGGCGTTTCGGAAGTCGGCTGAGTGCCGGTATCATCCTTATGTTCCTCACGAAACTGACGCTGTTGTCGGCGCATTTGCACCTTTTTCTGCTCTTCCGCAGAAAGCCCACCGGAAAGCTCAGGCTCTTCAATGGGCTTCACAAGCTCGGCATCTTTCAATCGCCCGGAAATACTTTTGCTTGTGCCTTCGGTCAGATTTTCTTCTACCGCGCCGTCGCGGGTCATCTTCATAACCACCTTGTCACGGGCTTTTAGCTCCGGTTCCTTCGGCATCAAATCTCACCTCCGATCCGCTGATAGGCAAGCTCAGTAAACTCAGGATTCAGCTCAATCCCGACATAGTGCCGCCCCATGTTCTTTGAGACCATCGCCGTTGTCCCGCTGCCTAAGAACGGATCAAGGACAATGCCGTCTTCGGGACATCCGGCAAGCAGACAGGTTTCAACCAGCTTCGGAGGGTAAGCGGCATAATGACCACCCTTGAACGGAACGGTATTGATCGTCCACACATCTCGTTTATTCCTCAGCGGATTGATCTCGGCATCTGTGATCTCGCCATGCCCACGGGGGCGGTTGATGGTTTGCACATGAGCCTGACCGGGAATTGCTTTCCCGAACTTGTTGCCGCCCTTCATGCCGCGCTTGAGTCGTTCAGCAGTAGCCGGTGCAATCGGCTCAGAGATTGCCTTGTAGTCAAAATGATATTTCCGAGACTTAGAGAACAGAAAGATATGCTCATAACAACGGGCACAGCGATCTTTCACGCTTTCAGGCATTGGGTTTTCCTTCATCCAGATGATGTCGTTTCTCAGATACCAGCCGGAGTCACGGAGGGAAAATGCCAGCATCCACGGAATGCCAATCATGTCTTTGGGCTTGCAGCCCTCAACCTTGTGGTTGAGAGCTACCGCCTGACCGTTTCTGCCGTTGGGGTTCTTCGGGTCAACATAGCCGCCCTGATTGCTTTTTCCGGCATAGGTGTCCGAGATGTTTAGCCAGAGCGTACCGTCAGGACGCAGAACGCGCCTGACTTCGGTAAAAACTTCGGTCAGGCGCGAGATGTATTCTTTGGGCGTTGTCTCTCTGCCAATCTGCCCATCCATGCCATAATCACGCAAGGCGTAATATGGAGGGGATGTCACGCAGCAGTGGACGCTCTCATCAGGCAGCGTCTTCAGGACTTCGAGACAGTCACCGGTATAAATGGTGTCGAGTTGTATAGCTATTTACCTCCTATCTTTAGAAGTTGTTGGAGCAGATTGATTAGTCGGAGAAATACTCATCCGGCTCGTAATCGTCCTCATCCTCTTCGTCTACACGGTCTGCCCAGCGGTCGAAGATTTCTTCGGCTTCCTTAGCAGCCTCACGGTAGAGGCTCAGGCGGTTCTTCTCGTAGGCTGCAAAGGCAGGAACAAACTTGCCGAACTCACAGATTGCCTTCGCATCCTGTGTGCGCATATCCGCAACACACTGGATGATTTCAGACATCGTGAGCAGATCGTCGATCATCAGATCATACTCTTCCTTGGGGAGGGAGACGCTTTCAGCATCCTCGGTATCAGCGAAGGGAGTGTCTTCGTCACACTGAGCGCACTTGGCGACATCTACCACAAAGGGCAGCGCCAGCATATCCACAGATACTTTGGTCATAATCCGGCGCGTTTCCTTGACCTTTTCGTCAATAGCCTCCCTCACATGGAGGTAAGCGCGGTGGTGCTTCTTGAGGTCACTCTCCTGACGGATCAAATCGGTCAGTTCCCACAGAGCCTTGAAGAGCGCGGTGGTGTTCTCTGCGTACTCGATAGCGACTGCGCAGGGCATGGTAATCATCTTGTTGTTCATATTCAAATCTCCTTAATTCTGTAAAGTTTCTTCGGGTTTGGTGGTCATGATGCGATAGAGCATCGTGTCCTTCGGGAAGTTGTCCTTAAACGGGACGATGGTAGAGCCGTAGAAGATCAAGCCTTCACCGGCGTTGGAATTGGTGATGTAGTTCTGCTGGCTTGGGGAGATATTCAATGCGGAGCTGAGAATCTTTCTGTCACCGGAAGCCTGATTCAGAAGATACACAAAATCAGAGTTCTCGAAGATGTTCTCGACTTCACGGGAAGCCAAAAGGTCTTTCACATTCTGGGTAATTCCGGTGGGGATGCCGCCCCATTTTCTGAATCTCTTCCAGATTTCTACGCTGTACGCCGCAGTCTGCTCTTCCTTCAACAGAAGATGGAACTCGTCCATGTAGTACCTTGTGGACTTGTGCTGGGCGCGGTTGATGGTCACTCTGTTCCACACCTGATCCTGAACGATAAGCATTCCGAGCTTTTTAAGCTGCTTGCCCAGCTCCTTGATGTCATAGCAGACGAAACGGTTGTTGACATCCACATTGGTTCTGTGATTGAAGACATTCAAACTGCCGTGAACATAGATTTCCAGAGCTGTTGCGATGCGCTGCGCTTCCGGCTCTTTCTGGTCGCGGAGAATGTTGTAGAGATCTTCCAGAATGGGCATCTTCTCCGGCACGGGATCGGAGAGGTAATCCTGATAGACCATGCGGACACTTCGGTCAATGATGGTTTTCTCAACCGGCTGCAAGCCGTCCTTGCCGCCTACAATCAGCTCACACATCGAAAGAATGAAGTCGGATTTCAGCGTCAGCGGGTTTTCCTCTTCGGAGTAGTTGACATTGATGTCCAGCGGATTGATATAGTCCGTGCTGATCGGAGAGATACGGATGACCTGACCGCCGAGCTTCTGCACCAGCGGATAATACTCAGCTTCGGGATCGCAGACGATGATGTCATCCTCTGTGATGAGGAAGGCATTCGTCATCTCTCTTTTTGCCGAGAAGGACTTGCCGCTGCCGGGAGTACCGAGGATCAGCCCGTTGGGGTTTTTCAGCCGCTTTCTATCCACCATGATCATGTTGTTGGAAAGCGCATTCAGTCCGTAGTACAGAGCTTCGCCGCCCTGAAACAACTCCTGCGTGGTGAACGGAACAAAGATCGCCGTAGAAGAGGTAGTCAGTCCACGCTCAATCTCAATCTGGTTCAGACCGATGGGCAGAGAGGACATCAGCCCTTCTTCCTGCTGAAAGTCCAGCCGCTTGAGTGCGCAGTTGTATTTCTGAGCGATGGATGCGGTCTGAAAAATGGCACTTTCGAGCTTCTGACGGGTAGCAGCCGTGTTCATCAGGATGATGGTCACAAGGAACATTCGCTCATTTCTCGTTTGGAGATCCTGCAACAGACGCTTGGCTTCACCGCCGTAGGTTGCCAGATCGGAGGGGATGATTTCCATATCGTAGCCGGAACGGACTGCCTTTTTCTGCTCTTCGATCTTCATCTTATCGAGGTCTGTGATCTTCGACTTGATGCTCTTGATTGCCTTCGCCTGATCAATCGTGCGGATATGAAAATTGACCGTAATGTTGCTGTCCATCTCAAGGAAGTCGGCAAGCATACGGTCATTCAGCTCCGGGGCAAGGATTTGGAGGAAGCTCACTGCACCGATGGTTCTGCCCATCTTGAAGCACTTGCCTTCACGGAAATCAAAGGAAGTGGGTGCAATAAAGTCCTTGGTAGAAAGCCCCGTTCTGGCTACCATGTCATAGGAAAATCGGAACGGCTCATGCGTGTCCATGTTGAACACATCATGCAGCACTTTCAGCCTTTCGTAGCCGGACAGCGGCTCAGTCTCCACACCGAGAGTTTTGAAATTGTTGAGAATATCCGTTTCGATACGATCCAGCTTTGCTTTTGCGGTACGAATGGAGTCAGCCTCCACACCGAAGGTGATGTACTTACGCTTGAGCAAACCGTTGTTGCCTTTGGTGAGCTGATCTTGGAGCATATCGGAATATTCCTTGCGGATGTCATTGAACGCATCCTGCTGTTCGGGAATGGTGATCTGTTTTCTGAACTCTCTGATGTCGGCTTTCTGGTTGATAAAAGAGAGCTGAACAAAGATGGAGCTGTCAAAGTAGTTCAGAAAGTCACACCAGTTCTCGAAGATGGCTGTCTTGTCCTCGTTCTGGGCAAGCTGATAGTTGATGTCGTTATACCGGATAGTTTTGGTATAGAGACGGCTGTTGACCTTGCAGATGCCGTCTTTGCACATCTCCACATAGGGGATCGTCTGCTGCGCGGACTTGGGAATTTTCTTTGCTTTCCTGTCTTTTTTCTTCTGCATGACGATCCGCTTCTTTTCCTGCGCGGAAAGTGCATCGCCGTAGACCTGACCGTTTTTCACGATCTGTTTCGGCTTATTTGCCTTTTGGGATTTGTTTGCCAATCTGCAATTCCTCCTGTTCTTTGATTTGCCGCTGGATGGCGGCATATAAATTGTTGGTGCGGTATGGACGCACCTTGTCGCGCAAAAACATGGATTTCACAACATGACCGAGGATTTTCTCAGCCGGTTGACCGTCCTTCTCATACAGAGCAAAGAAGATAAACGGAAGCATGATCACGACCATGAGCATTGCAGCCGTAGACAGTGCCACATACGGTTTTGCAATAAAGAAAACCGGCACACCGACTGCCGCTGCCAAAGCGAAGCAAATAATCTGCCGCTTAGTCAGATTGAACATGACCTTGGTTTTTACGCGGTTAAGATCCTTCGGGACCGGTACAAATGCCATTTGTAGCCTCCTTTCCGAGTGTGATGCTGCACTCTACTTCGTTGCCCCACACATCCCATCCATCGGGAGACTGACGCGCGAAAAGTTCAATGCGGGGGAGATCGCCCATGAGTTGAATGATGCGGTCACGGGTTTCGTCTGGCTTTTTTGAATGCTGCTCAATGTGGCTCATGATGACCTGATGTACGCCGGTGTGTGCCCGTTTGGGATGTCCCTTGGTTGCCAGGATGCACAGCTCGGCATTGGCTCGTGTCCAATAGCCCATGCCCCAGAAGAGGCTATCGCTGATACGGTTTTGCTTCACCCAAACAAAAGCAACGGTCTTGTAGGTAAAGCCCCATGCTTCAAGGACTTGAAATGCCTCCTGCAAGCACGGAAATGTCACCCACATAAACAGCGTACAGTCTTTTGCGGCAAGCTCACTCACTGGCAAAGCCATGATGTCTTCGAGCCTCATTGTTGGATAATGGCTTTCTGCCGAACGCCCTTGACCTTTCTTGGAGTAGGTCCGATACGACCAAGGAGGGTCGGCATAGATGATGTTGTATTTCTTCATTCTGCTGACCTCCTTAGTGCGCATGGAAGATGGATTTTGCGAGGCTGCCCGTCTTGAACAGCGAGAAGCACAGAATGACTGTGTACGCCGCAACCGAGAAGAGAGCCGAGTGAATATTTGCGGCAATGATCATGTTGTTGATCAGCACAGCATAGATGCCGACGCAAATCATGATGAGGAAGCCTTGGAAAGCCAGAGCGAACAGGCTCTTGAGGTAGTTCGTTCCAATGCTGCCCCATTCGCGGTTGCTCATCGTTGCGATGGGGATTGGTGCAACGCTGACGGTGCAATAAATCTCAATCATTCTGCCGTAGAGGATGACCGTAATGAGAATGGACATGATTTTGAGGCACAGACTGATAACCAGTGTTTCGATGGACAGTCCGAGCAGTTCTCCGATGCTCATTGCCTCCATGCCTGTTCGCATTGCGTCAAGGGTTGCTTGAATGTCGATGTTGGTAGTGCCATGAATAAAACCGGCTGCACCGGCAACCACATTCTGTCCGATGTCGAATACTGCCAGCACAATATCAAAGGTGTTGGTCACAAGGTAGATCGCCACAGCCGCTTTGAAGAACCACTTGAAGAACATCCATGTGTCCATGTCGTGCAAGTTGTTCTTTTCGGTGATCATGGTGATCAGCTCATAACACAAGACAAAGGTAATGATGATACCAGCGATGGGGACTATCACATTCTCGGATAGTCCCCGAATCATCTGGTAAATGCTGCTGTTCCAAGTGGACGGAGTTTGTCCGACCTCTCCGGCAATCGTGCCGACCTTGGTATTGACATCGGTGAACATATTGGTCAGGTTGCTTTCGATCCAGCCGATCAGCAAGTCCTTAATCGCTTGTTCGAGTTTTTCTAAGATACTGCCCAATATTCCACCACCTTTCGGTTAAGCTGGGCTTGCTTGATTAGAACAGGGTGGACAGCAAGGGAATGAGCGTAGTGCCAATGAGAACGACGCCACCGCCAGCCATGAGCTGCTTGATGCCCTGCGACTTTGCGCCCGGATTATCGTTGCCGTAGCCTTCCATCAGGTTGACCACGCCCCACACTGCCAGACCGGCACCGAGGGCAATAACGAGCGTCTGCAGAACCGTAACCGCCTGATTGATAAATGCCATAAGATATTTCCTCCTGATTTTTCTATGTGTTTTGATTTGTTAAAGTGAAGGGAGGGCGCATTTCACGCCCTCCCTTGAGTGGATTGCTGACTGCTGATCAGAACAGCGTAGAGAGCAGAGGGATCAGAGTCGTGCCGATGAGAACCACACCACCGCCAGCCATGAGCTGCTTGATGCCCTGCGACTTTGCGCCCGGATTATCGTTGCCGTAGCCTTCCATCAGGTTGACAACACCCCACACTGCCAGACCGGCACCGAGGGCGATAACGAGCGTCTGCAGAACCGTAACTGCCTGATTGATAAATGCCATAAGAAATTTCCTCCTTGAAAATCATGAAAGTTTGGTTTGTGTATTGGAAAATGGGCATAAAAAAAGAAGCCCCGTCATTGTTCTGCTTCAGGCAAATGCCCATGCGCAGTGCATGACGGGGCTTCATTCCGCTTCGATCTCGCCCATATCATAGAGATCAAAGGTTTCGTTTGGCTTGATGACCAGCTTGTGTTGCCGATATTTTTCAATGTCAAAGGCGTTCCGCTTGTCAGAGTCGGACAGGAATTTGTATTTTGGATGCTTCGTTATATCAAACTTATCACTGAGAAAAGGTCTAACGCCTCTTAGCTGCAAAATACATTTGCCGCCGTCCATGACAGCAAGTTCATCCTGAGACATCAATTCCTTACCGACCTTCTGATAGTTCAAGCCATAGGAATTGTTGTTGGATCGGGTTTCTGAGGTGTTGTATAGATCAATCGTCTCTTTCCCAAGCACCTCGCTGATTTCCTTGAGCGTCGATTTTTCTTTTCCTCCGAGAAAGATCATGCTGTCGCAGTTGCCAGTGATGGTATCAGCCGCATCTTTGTAGATGGTCTTGAGCTGAGACTGGGACTGCAAAATGATTGCAGCGGAGATTTCCCGGCTTCGGATGGTAGCTATGAGCTTATCGAACTTCGGAATTTGACCGATGTTCGCAAACTCATCGAGCAGACAACGGACATGAACAGGAAGTCTGCCGTTGTAGACATCATCTGCCTTGTCACAAAGCAGATTGAACATCTGGGAGTACATAATTGCCACGATGAAATTGAAGGTGTCATCTGTATCGGAGATGATTACGAACAGAGCCGTTTTCCTGTCTCCGAGTGTGTCCAGCTCCATCTCATCATAGCTCATCAGCTCACGGAGTTCCGCGATGTCAAATGGGGCAAGCCGTGCGCCGCAGGAAATCAAGATCGACTTGGCTGTTTTGCCAGCCGCCAGCTTGTATTTGCGGTATTGCTTCACAGCAAAGTGATCCGGGTCACGGGCTTCCAGCTCATCGAACATGATGTCTACGGGATTTTTGAAGGACTCATCGTCTTCTCTGGCTTCGGAGGCGTTGATCATTTCGAGCAAGGTAGTAAAGTTTTTCTCGTGATCTGGTGCTTCGTACCAGATGTAGCCGATGAGGGCTGTGTAGTACAGCTTTTCCGCCTTGACCCAGAAATCTTCGCCGGACTTATCGCCATCTCCCTTCGTGTTGACGATGATCGTATTGACCAGCTTGAGGATGTCCTTCTCACTGCGGATGTAGCTAAAAGGGTTGTAGTGCATGGATTTTCGGAAGTTGATGGTGTTCAGCGACTTGATGATATAGCCGTTGCGTTCCAGCATTTTTCCGGTTTCGACCAAAAGAGTTCCTTTCGGATCGGTGACAATGAAGCTGACCGGATAGAGCTTGGAGGTACACTGCATCAGGTTTGGTTTGACAAAAAAGCGCGTCTTACCTGAGCCGGAACCGCCGATGACCATGATGTTTTTATTCCGGGCGTACTTCGCTTGCTTCGGTCTGCTGTTCATGGTCAAAGCCTCTGTCTGAGTGAGAATGACATTGTTGTCAAAGTCCTCATCCATATAGGGCTTTATGTCTTCCGGCTTGCCCCAACGGGCAGAGCCGTATTCAACGCCTTGCCGGAACTTTTTACGGTTCTTTCCTTTCACATAGACCGCAAGTTTGAGTAAAGCTCCTGCCGCAACACCGATGAGAAGATCCACCGGATGAAAGCTGGGCAAGGGATTAGCAAACGCACTACCGAAATTGGCAAAGCCAGCCGTGAGCTTCTCGATCATCTCCGTTCCGGGTGCCAGTCGAAAGACGGAGGCGATCTTATCTACGAAGTAGAACGCGAATACATACGGGAGGTTTAGAAGGACAAGGCGTTTTGCGTCGAGTTTCTTGTTCACAGCTCCACGCCCCGATCCTTCGTTTTGATCTTGACTTTCTCTTTGTGCTGCGCCTGTGCCTGTTCACGGCTGCGAGAAAGTTTCTGTCTGAGCGAAGGTCTTTCGCTCTGCTTGACGGTTTTTGCGGAAAACTCCTTGAACGCCTGAGTCATAACATCCACATCCCGACCTTTGAAGAAAACAAGGTATCGGGGAGGCTGCTCTGAGGTGTCCTTCTTGAGCGCATAGTCAATCCCGTATTTGTTGGCTGTACGCTGAAAGGACTTAATGTTTCCGTCCGTCACTTCGATGTTGTTGATGGCGGCATTCTGCTGAACAAGGTGCTTGATGGACTGCTTACCTCGGTAGGTCTTTGGCTGACGGGCTTGCTTCTGAGCCTTTTCAATTTCCTCGACGAACTTCTTGAGTGCCTTTTCCAGCACCTCGGCAGTGATCTTGCCGCCCTTGATGGCGATGGCAATTACTTTGGTATTTACTTCGTCCTGCATTGCGGATTAAAACCTCCTTCCTGAGAGAATTACGGGGGGGAGTGCTGCCATACTAAGGCGGCACATCTATATGATGGATTTTGAAGTACACTCTTTCACCTCCTGCTGATTTAGGCTTACCAGCCTTTTGTTCCTTGATCGCCGTAGAGATCATGATTAACCAACGCGGAATAGTAATTGTCTATCGTAGCCGGTGCGTTATAGAGTGCCGTCAGCATATAGGCTCTGATGTTCCGAATATCCGATGGACTTTTCCGCATTGCGTCGAAGACATAATCAATATGGCTGCTGTTCAGTTTCAAGAGACGGGATTTGACAACCTCCTTCGGCATATCTGTATTGTTGACACGGAGCGTTGGACTTGTAGAGCAGATGGCATCCAGCATGACTTCGATAATTTCATTCACGCGGTCAATGTCATACCGGCTGTCCTGAGATAAAATATCTACCTCCAAGTTCTCTCGAATAATCTCTTCATAACGCTCTCTTTCATCCATCGCATCCATCCCATCAGGATTGATAGATTGATATTTACTAAGTGAGTCATTTCTTTTTTTAGGAATTACTTGATTAGTATTTATTTGCGTGGGTTTTTCCGTCATCGGTTCATCCGGTGGCGGCTTAACCGTTGTCGGGTTTTCCGATGACGGTAAATCCGGTGACGGCTTTTCCTTCTGCGGCAGTGCGTAAACCGTGTATTTGTTGCGGGACATTCTCCCGCGCTCGTCTCTGGATTGAACACGAACAACATATCCTTCGTCTTCCAGCTCTTTCATAGCCGTTCTGATACCGTCAATGCCGTCTGTATTCAGCGTTGCAAGTCCACGGATGGAATAGTCCCAATCGGGAGGAAGACTGAGCATCTTTGAGAGAAGACCTACCGCCTTGAGAGACAGATTCCTGTTTCTCAGGTGATGGTTGAGCATGGTGGTGAAGCCACCGGTATAGGTGTTGACGCTGATCTCACGATCTGCGCCAGTTTTACCTCTCATTGGACATCACCTTCTTTGTGGACTGTTTGGTAATGCAATATGGGCATTCCTCGAATACGCAGGACTGATATTTCCATAGGGGACGATGGAAACGGCAAGTCCGGCATTCAGGAAGGATTCCATCGTAGCCGCTGTCATAGTGATCAAAGCCGGGAGTGTTTTTCATCAGAGCTTCAAACGCCACGGCTTTATCAGGTGCATTCATTTTGTACGACCTCCATTTTCAGATTGAGAAAAGAAAAGCCCCGGTATTGTTCTGCTATGCGCAGTGCAATACCGGGGCTTCCCGATGATATTCAGTTTATGCTGCTGCCTCCTTTCACGGTTGCGGTTGCAGCTTACCGCAGTCAAAGAGCTTTGCTCACTTTTTGCTCGTGAAAGTTGGACAAAATCAGCGAAACACCAGTGTTTTCAAGGCTTTCTGACCTTGCTCCTATTATAACCTAATCGTCGATGCGGCGCACGATTCCGGTTGCTTTCATATGATAACTCCCTTTGTAACTGAATATTGGCAAAGGTAGTATCTGCACTCCCAGGCAGATTATGCGAAGGCGTCGGGTGGGGGTAATCTCGAACGGACGACAGCCAGATTTCAATTTTATCATTATTGTAATGCGGAAGATATACGGCGTATTTGTGGAGCGGGGAGGAATAGTTGGGCCGCGATTTAGAAAGCCAGGCATGGAAATTCAAAAGGAAGTCTGCATCAATGATGAGAGAAACCCTCTTTCGAATAGAATTACAGAAACACTTCGCATTTCAAGCTATTAGTGGGACACAAAATATCCGTACGCCAAATGTGAAGTGACCCCAAAAAGTTAGACAAATAATCTTAATAAGAATTGTTCAAGCTGCCGAAAGGGCTTGCTGTCTGTGAATTGCAGGCGGCAAGCC